TAAAAAGATATTTGATAAGATTACTGAAGCAATGCAACCAGCATTTGAAGATGAAGCAGCCATTAACCCATTTGATTTTTGGAAAGGTGCAAACTTTAAACTAAAAATTAGAAAAGTAGATGGTTATTGGAACTATGACAAGTCTGAATTTGAGCCTGTTGCTCCAATTGCTGATAATGATGAAAAAATCAAAGCAATATGGTCTAAACAATATGCTCTTACACCTTTCTTGGCCCCTAGTAATTTTAAATCCTATGATGAACTCAAAGAGAAACTGAATAGGGTAATTACGGGAACTAGAAATACTGCTACTATTGAATCTGCTGATCTCCCATCGGCTAAGACAAATGGTGCAGTAAAAAGTAATGGTAAAACTACTCCAGCCGCTAGTGATGATGACGATACGTTATCTTACTTTAGTAAATTGGCGGATGACGAGTAATCTCTCTCTTTACTCATAACTTTGACGGTGGCCAGAAATGGCCACTGTTTAATTAGTATTTAATTGCATTTAAATTAATAAAAGAACGATCAGGATTATAAGATAGTAACGCCATAGTTTGACTTTGATCGTTATTACTTACGATACTAGAGTTAGATGGTGCAACAATATTAGTAACCGTTGGAGATGATTTTTGAGCAGCTAAATCAGCACTCATTTTATTTACATTCATATCTTTAGATATAGGAGTTATTTTTGGTTTTCCAGTTTTAAAATCAAACGTAGGGTTAAGTTCCTCGCCACCTGGTATATACTCACCTGATGATTCATCATAAGAACCTCCTAATGTTCCTTCTCTTGTTTTTTTATCTTTAAGTTTGTTAAGTCCATATGCACCTCCAGCTATTACAGCACCACCTATTAATACAGGTGCAGCAGCCGCCGCTAACAATCCACTTCCAGCAGCAGCAGCGCCACCTGCAGCAGTAGCTCCTCCGGCAGCAGCGCCACCGGCAGCTGCAGTTCCACCTGTACCACCTAAGGCTAAACCTGCTTTAGCAAGAGCACTTTTCATACCACCAGCAGTTGGTGTTTCACCATCTTTGCCCTTTAATAAACTTTTAAAAAAACCACCAATTTTATCTTTAGCACCACTTAATGAAGAACCAAATCCTGTTAACCCACCACTTAACTTTTTAAATCCACCTACAACTGATTTTACACCAAATTTTAATTCATCAAAGGTGGCTTTTGCTTGGTCAAAAGCAGCACCATATGTATTTGAAAAGAAACCTTGGCCTTTAAAATCTTCTTCTGGTTTTATGTTTGCTTCTTCTTTTCTTTTATTTAAATCAGCAATAGCTTTATTTTCTTCATTTTTAATTCTTTGAATTTCAAGATTGTTTTTAGGATTTACTGTATCACCTTTTCTCAATTCTCTAACTAACTTTTCATTCTCTTTTATTTTTTTTATAAGTTCTTTTTCAGTTTTAAAAATTTCTTTTTTTACTAATCTTTCTTCATTTAAACTTAATACTTTTAATGTATTGGTTTTTTTATCTAATACTGTATTAATTCCTCTTTCTCTTAATTCATTTCTTACTTCTATTCTTTCTTGGACTATTCTATCTTGTAATTCATCTTTTTTTCTATTTTCTTCTCTTTGAAACTGTCGTGCTTTTAGTAAATCTTGCACATTAACACCCATAGCTTGAGAAATTTTTTCAAAGTCAATTTTCATAACTTTTTGTAATGACTCCATTCTATCTAAAGCTTCATCTTGTGCCATTTCATTAGGTGAAGATAATAATTCTATTGTTCTTTTTAATTCAACTTCCACAGGTAAAAAAGTGCTCATTATAGATTTTTGAACTTTTTGTGCTGCAACTATAACATTGCTTTCAATACTACGCATTAAACTTAATCCAGCTTCGGAATTTAAATTTCCACCACTCATTTGTGATGCTTGTTTTAATTCAGCTAATCTAGGTAATTTGGCATCACCTTTTTGTTGTGATATGTCAGGTTCTTGTTTAAATTGGTCAAATTCTTCACCTATAGTTTGTTTAGTTTCTTCTTTTAAATCTCCTATTAGGTTTTCACCTGCTGGGCCTTTTTTATATTCACCTGTTTCCGGGTCAACACCTAAAGCTAACATTAATGATTTATCTTTATCAGCCATTTAACCTATTTGATCTTCGTCTAAATTAATTTTTATTTTGTTTGCTTCAATCTTTTTAGTTTCAATCTTTTCTTGTGTTCTACCATATGCTGTTACACCTAATACGGCACCCATTGCAATATGAAAAAAACCAGCACCTTGTAATGTCAATGGATTCCATTGTGTAAATACAACTGTTTTTAAATATGTCGCTTGAGCAAAATTCCATAATATAGGAAATATAACAAAATCAAAAGCACATACGGCCAGATATAACCAGCCCATAGCAGGCCTCCACTTAGTATTAAAACCTGTTTCTTTATTCTCTTTGTTCATACACTATCCCTTTTTTTTCTATCGTGTTCTTCTTTAATGTAAGCTACTAATAATGACACATAAATGTCACGTTCCCAAGGTATCATATTCTCAATCTCGGTTAATGAATATTTATGATGTTGCAGCAACGCAAAATTAGTTTCAAAATATGCCTCTAGCGTGTTGTGGGCGAGGCAAATCCGAAAAAATCTGCGATTCCTGTTAACACTATTTTGCTTGTTACATTCGTATTAGGATTTGTAATTTCAATTTCGTGTTTCAATTTAGGCATTGTATCAAAAAAAGATTTAATTTTAGTGAAGGCATCTTGTGGTAAACTCTCAATAAAATCTTTTAATTCTTGTTTTGATGTATCTTTAGCAGGATATATTTTATCTTCTTCAAAAATATGGTCAATACAATCAATTAATATATCAAATACTTTATCTATCTCTAAATTATCTACACCTCTACCTATATCATAATTTTTAAGTGTAGGATATTTTAATATAATACCTAAATTTCTAGGTATATCTAAAATTATTTTGTTTGTATGTTCATCATTTACCTGAACTTCAACTTTAGTTAAATCAACTTCTGTTTCAACGTAAGTTTTACCGTCATCAGGACATATTGCTCTGAATTTAGTTATTTCTGATACAGATTTAGCTCGTATTTGTAAAAATATATATTCTATATCAAATATAGGTAATCTATCTACGTTCAATACATCAAATGTACAAGCTCCAACTACATCTTTAAGAGCATTTATCATCTCTTTATTTTGACCTGTTTCCATTGCGATATATAATATCTTTTCTTCTCTTACAAGAAATGGTCTATATTTTATTTTCTTATCTTCTGATGGTAATGTCAACTCATATGTTGGCACTTCAATTTTAGGCAACGCCATAATTATCTCCTTTATTATAAATTAAGTGGTGGGAAATTGCCAAACGGTGGAAATACTCTACCGCCTGTAATACCACCGATTGGTATACGTCTTTTTAGTCCTTGTAATACATCAACACCAGCACGTCTTAATTCTGGTGGTAATTTGTTTAATAGTCCGCCAAATAAACCTGCGCCACTCTTAACGTCAACGCTTCTAAAGTTTGGTGTACCTAATTCTATATTGCCTGCTTGTGTTAACCCGTAATTTACCCAATATCTAAAAGTAAACGTAACTTCAAATGTCTGTACAGCGTTAGTTTCATAACTATAAGTAACAGGCCCTATGATTTTTGGAAAACAATCAAATAGTTTAACAGCATATGTCACATCATCTCTTTCGTTACGACTTGCAAATTGACCTAATTGAAATATATTTACGTCAGATACATAATTATCATAAAAATTATAATTGTGTGATTTTAAACTGAAAACGGCCGCTTGCCACATTTCAAAATATGATCTTTCTCTTAAAAACTTATCAGTATAAAATTGTGCTGTAATGTCAGCAGATTTATAATCAAATGCTATCTTGTATGCAGGACCGTGATGTCGTATTTCTTTTGTTTGTATATCTCTATCTGGCATACTAATAGAATTACAAAATGCTCTAACATTACGAGATAAACGGTTATTCATTGTGCGGTAAGTTGAACTATTTGAAAATGTAGTAGCTTGCTCTTGAGCAGCTGATGATGCATTAAGACCATTTAAAATTATTTCTGATCCTTGCCTAGCTCTACCATTTAATTCAAATTGAGAATTAGTTTTAGTTTCAGTATCACTTACACGTGGTAAATAAAACTCAACATAAAATCTTGCCTTACGAGCAAATCCTTCTGCTTCATTAACATAAGATTGAAAACGACCTATAGTAGTTTCAGGATTACCACCTGCTTTTTGTCTAAATCTTGGATCGCCTTCAACATTATCTAAAGAACGATCACGTGGTAAACCTAATCTTATATCAAAACCACCAATACGAACTCCGCCTCTTAATATGGCCATTACAATGATCTCCTTGAAGCTGCATATACACCAGCAGCAGGCCTTTTTTGAAACTGTTGCACTGGTAAATAACAAGCAATAGCGGCCTGTGATAAATCAATTCTTAAAAAACTTGATCTAACATGTTTGTACAAATACTTTTTGATTGTAGGTTTTACAAGTGGTATATTTTTTACTCTTGACCAACTTACGTCAAATCTTGCTGTGTCTATTTTAGGACTTGTTGCGTATCTTTGCATATTTTCTAATAATCTTAATCTTAATAATGGTGGTAAATAATGAAAATTCAAACCACTAAATCCACCTTTAATTGACTCTAATGGTAACACTAGAGGAAACGTATCGTAGTATGGTAATGTTTCTTTATACTTTGGATCATAAAAGAATAAATTTAATAAACCAATATTTGGTCTCGCAGTTAATGTTCCTTGTGCCATTAACTTATTAGCACTAATCTTTTGACCAATAGACTGTACAGCATTCTTATACCAACTTGCTGACTTTGTAGTATCGCCTTGTTTATTAGTTAATTTGTCTAGTATTGAAACCATTGTCTATATTTATATTAACTATAGACACCTATGTCTTTTTCAGTAAAGATTTTAAACTCTAAATCGTTGCCTTCACAATACACTTTAGCGGCTTGCCATTTAGCTTGGTTCTTTATATATTCTAATTGTTCACTCACAAAATAACGACTTTGTTTCTTTGGTTTTTTAGGTGGAAAACACTGGCGAAATGGTTTTATTTCAACCATATATTTCTTACCTGTTTTTAACTTGAATATAAAATCAGGATAGTATCTATGAATACGATAATCAATAGGTGAACGATAGATAATAGGTATTTCTTCACTAGCCCAAAATTCAACAGCATCATTTTTATCCAAATATACCATCATTCTTCTCTCTAATAAAGAACGATATACTATTCTATTTGGGTCACCAGCGTACTTTTTAGGGTGTGTTGGTTTATAAATTCCTTTATAACTTGCTCTCATATCACATATAAATATTACTATTAATCATATAAGGTATTTATCGTGTTAGGAAAAGTAGCAGGTATTGTTCAAAAAAATCTAAGTAATTTACAAGCAACAGGTGCTGGGCTGGCCGGTTTGGGTGGTGGTTTAGCTGGTGCATTATTTGACAAAGCAAAAAATAGTATTCAAACAAATGCTGCTGCAGCCAAAATATTAAACAAATCGCCATTAGAATTAAACGACACAAGTCCAGCGTCGCATATGAAACAAAATCCTTATGAATATGGTACTGTTTATTACCCTAGTAATGTAACAGATTTAGGTACTGGCCATTATATGTTTTTTGATATATTAGAAACAACTACAATATATGATGCAGCACAAAGTAAATATAACGGTGCTAAATCAGCTGTCTATTCATTTTTAGGTGCTGATAAACGTTCAGCAAAAGCAAAAGCACGTCAATTAACTGGTGGCAAAGCTTCTACTTTTAAAGATGGTACAAGCAGAATACAACCTACGTCATCAGGAATAAATGCAGGTGGTGGTAGACATACACGTGTTGCTGACTCAATTGTTTTGTACACACCAGCAGGACTTAAAACTACATATACAGTCACTCATACAGGTAAAGAAACAGGAATTTTAGGAGATATGGCAAGTATGAGTTTTGGAGATAATGTATTGGCAAGAGGTGGAGAAATAACAGCAAAAATTGGTATGCAAATTACTGATATGCTTACGCAAGCGGCTGGAGTAGGAGATTTTAAAGCAGTATTACAAAAATCAACAGGTCGTGCATTTAATAATAATTTAGAAATGGTATTTGAAGGTGTGCCTATGAGAGAATTTTCTTTTGAGTTTGAATTTGTACCTAAAAATAGAATAGAATTAGATAGTGCTAGAAAAATCATATCCCTTTTTAAATTTCATATGCATCCTGAAATATCTAATTCAGGTGACTTTGTTGTACCATCACAATTTCAAATAACTTATATGTATATTGATAAACAAAATACTTATATACCTAGAATTAGTAAGTGTGTATGCACAAAATTAGATTTACAACACGGTGATGAAACAGTATTTTCAACTTTTGCAGGTGATGAACTTGGTGCTGCACCTGTATATACAAAAATGTCATTAAGTTTTAGTGAAACAGAAATAATGACTAAACAAAAAATTGCTGAAGGATATTAATGTACTTCTCTTTTTTTCCTAAAGGAACTTACGATTTAAAAGGTGATGGCGTAGAAAAACTTGTTACCAATTTAATGGTACGTGTTAAAGTAAGGTCAAAAATTATAGATGAAGCATCATTATACGATTTATATGACGTGCCTGAAGGAGATACTCCAGAAATAACAGCATTAAAACATTTTGGTAGCCCTATATATCATTGGGTAATATTAATGACGAATAATATTACAGATCGTTATTATGGTTGGCCATTAACAACTTTTGAATTTGAAAATTATATAAATGATAAGTACACAAATCCAGATGGCGTACATCATTATGAAATTATACAATCTAGTGGTAAAATTAAAGGTGAAGGACCAAGTGACTATGAACATAAATTAATTGTTAACAGTACAACGCCAAATGCTGAAGTGGTTACGAATAGAGATTATGAACAAAGAATACAAGATGAAAAAAGACAAATCAGATTACTTAATGCCGCTTATTTACCTTTACTCTTAGAGGAATTTGAGAACTTAATGAATCAATAATGAGTAATTTATATAATACCCTTGACGGCTCAGTTTTAAAAAAACCAGGTCAATATAATTTAACAGATGTTGTGTTAGTTTCTTACCGCTCAGTAGGTGGTGATAACGTAGCTGAAAAAATAAGTATTGATAATTTGGTTGCTGACTTAAATATATATGAAAGTATTTACAATAAAACTTTATCAGGTAATCTTCTAATAGGTGACGCACAAAACATTGTAGGCAAATTACCATTAACAGGTAATGAAAGACTAGAATTTAAATTATTTACACCATCAAGTCCTTTTGGTTATGACTTCTCAGAAAAGTCAGGCAACCCTATGTACATTTATAAAATAACAGCTAGAACAGGATTAAAACCTAAAGTGCAAGGTTATATGATACATTTTTGTAGTAAAGAAATGATTGAGAATGAATTAAAAGTGGTATCAAATGCACAACTAGATACATATTCAACTATGGTGGCTAATATCACAAAGAATCCAGATTTTTTAGGTTCTAAAAAGAATTTATTCCTTGAACCATCAATAGGTTTACATAAACACATATTCAGTAGATTAAGACCTTTTGATTGTATAGATCAAGTATCACAGTTTACGACCAGTTTAAAATTTAACAATTCAGGTTATTATTTTTATGAAACAAGTAGAGGTTTTAACTATCGCTCTATAGAAAGTATGTTAGCAGTAGAAGCAAATACAGCAAGACCATCTATCGCAAGATTTAAACCTAAACCATCTAACATATCAGATGAAAAAGGTGAAAAAGATATTAAAACTGAAATGCAAATTGTAATGAGTTATACAATTAAAGACCAATTTGATACACTTAAAAATTTAAGAAATGGTGTATATGCAAGTAGATTAATTACACATAATCAATTGGATAAAACATATACAGAAACAGATTTCAATTACGAATTAGAATATGAAAAAATATTTCATACAGAAACAGATAAGAACGGTGGTAAAGAAGCAGATAAAGGTATATTACCGAAGTATGTAAAAGAGGGCAATTCACTTTCAGATTATCCTGAATCAACATTATATCTATGGCCAGATACAACAAATGTACACTACACAGAACAAGGTAATCCCGTTGCCATTGCTGATGTAAAGAATATAGTACAACAAAGACTTTCACAACGCCTTGCCTTTTCATCTTTTAAAGTAGAAATCATAGTCAATGGTTACACAGCAATACAAGCAGGTGATATTATTACTTTTGAAATGCCCTCTTATGAACCAAGAGATGGTAACGAACCATCAGATCGTGACAAATATATGTCAGGTCGTTATTTGGTTACGTCAGTAAGACACAATATAAACAAATCTAAGAAGAAACACGTGATGGTATTAGAGTGTATGAAAGATAGCGTCCGTTCACCATATCCGAGTGAAATTAACGATACATTTATAGATAAGGAAAAAAACAACGAAGGCATTATAGACCAATACGAGTTTGATAAAGCAGTAATAGAAGGACTTGGAGGCAAATTCTTTGGTTAATCAGATCGCCTCCGAGACCGCCGCTCCGACGGCTATGTAATATTATAACTATATGGACGCTGGCCACCTTACAGAAACCAAGAGGGAACCGCACCATAAATATGTAGAAAGGGAACTATGAACATAAGTGAACTAAACTTTAAGGGTATCAAAGAAACTTTGAGAAATATTAAACAATGGTTCTTTGGTAAAAGATGTAAGTGTAAAAAATGAGAAGTGTAATAGAGTTAATTAAAAGAATATACGAGAGTATCGGCCGCCTTTATGATAAAGTCGTGCTAGCGCACTCCTTGTCTAATAGTGTGTGGATTTATTACGGTGTTATTATGTTTTGTGTATTCTTTTTGGTGGCCAACTGGCCTGCGTAGAGAATAGGGAATAGAAATTTATGACGTATGTTGTTGTGTTATTATCAGGCGCTCTAACGAAAGTAAACAATGAATAACGAAAACTTTATGGGACTTGGAGGTTTTCTCTGGTTCTCTGGCGTCGTTGAAGATCGTCAAGACCCACTTAAAACAGGCCGTCTAAGAGTACGAATATTAGGTCAACATACAGAAAACAAAAACATTCTACCAACGGCCGATCTACCGTGGGCATTGTGTGTATTACCTATCACGGCCAGCGGCGTTTCAGGTATTGGCCAGTCGGCGACCGGACTACTTGAAGGAAGTTGGGTGTTTGGGTTTTTTCGTGATGGGCAATATCGTCAAGAGCCGGTTATATTAGGTAGTTTACCTGGCCGACCAACTAATTTATCTGATAATAGAAAAGGATTTAATGATCCAAATGAAATTTATCCGAAATACAAAAACGAACCAGATGTAAATCGTCTGGCCGTTAATTCAAAGGATTCGGATGGTAATGAAAACAATCCAAGTTTAGCATTAACAATCCGTAGAGCAACACGCATAACAGGCATACCAACGGCCGACTTTAATTTCATTACAACGGCCTCTGGCGACCGAATAGCCGGTTCAGATGGCACAACCTGGAATCAACCAGAAATACCTTACAATGCTTCTTATCCATATAACCACGTATATGAGACCGAGTCTGGCCATATACAAGAGTTTGATGATACGCCAAATGCGGAACGAATACATATCCGCCACCGTTCAGGCACATCCACAGAAATCTCGGCCAATGGTACATTAACGAATATTACCAAAGGGAACCATTACAGTCTAATAGACGGCAACCAGCAGGCCTACGTACAGGAGAATAACGACCTGACCATCAATGGCCGTTACAAGTTATATATTAATAAGAATGGCCAAACGAATAACCACTATGATATACAGATAGGGCCAGGTGCGAATGTAAACATACAGGTGGATAATGGTGATATTAATTTACATACATTGACTGGCCGTTTAAATTTAAATAGTGGTGGCGATACGAATTTAAAGGTAGGCGGTTCTCTAACGATTGATGTAGCAGGCAATTTGATACAGAACGTAGAAGGCAACACAACAGAACAAACTACAGGCACAGTGATTATGCGTGGTGCAACGATTGATCTAAACCCATAAAGGCCAGTGGTGGAACTGGAAAGCAATCGTAATCTATAAATGCAATAACATCAAGACAAGGTAATAATAGACATTTTCCTATAGGAAACCCGGAGGCCATTCCAATACCATCCAGGTTTGGTAAAGAGTTCTTACTTAAAGAGAGTGTAAAAATTTCCTGGTGGATTTTATGAGTTACAGGTTTGAGATATATTATTGAATTATATAAGATTGAAACATGGTTACTACTTTTTCCCAAGTGTTTATTAGAGGTGTTGGCCTTGCTTTAATTGCAACGGCATATCTAGTTTTTCCTTCTTTTGAATAATTATAGGCGTTATGTATTTTTGTTGAATTTACTAAGTATACGCCATTATGTTCCGTCTTATATTTTTTAGATGGAGGGCTGTTTACTTTAAATACAGTTCTGTATAGACCTGCTACATCTTTATCTACAGTACGTTGATAAATCTGATTCTCTTCCCAAAAACACATACCACCTCCTTCACCATATACCCAATTAATAGACCAATAAAACTGTGAAGTATCTCTTGTATCATTGTGTATAATACCGAAACTACCAGGAGGTTTGTTAAAAATACTAAGATGAAACCAATCTAAATTATTAATATTAGTCCAGTTTGGATGAAGGAAGTTTTTAGGGGGTACAGAATAAACATGATTTGGTTTTGTATATTCACCAAAAGGATCTGATTTTAAATCGTCTTTAACTACGTCTATTAATCCTGGTAAATTTAATTTATAAACATATTCCATAATATTATGGATTGTTTGGCGACATTGGCACATCAAAGATAAAAGCAATTCTCTCACAATTACCTATATTCTCGGCCATATGGTTCTTCTTATTGTTAAACCAGAAGAATGTACCTGGTTCTATTATCACTTCTTCTTTAGTGGATTCTAAATCACCATCGTCCCAAACACTGTATCTATAAGTGCCTGTTATACTCAAATGATAACGGTCTTTTGTTAAGTAGTATTTGCCTTCATCTATATGTTTACCTGTGATTTCACCAATCGGTGTTTTAAGAAAAGCACAACGGCCTAATCTTCTACCAAAATTATTTTCGGCCAGGAATCGTTGGATCTCGGTGTGTCTCGAAGTGGCTTCAGTGGGTACACATATTTCTGTGTCACCAATAAACTCACCAGGTTTTGAAATACCTCCCATAACTAATTGAAGTACACCTGATTTAACTAAACGTGTATGAGGGTCTTGACGATCAATACCTTTCATACGGCCCACATTACCCCAATCTTCAGGATGTTGTTTCAATTGTTTTACAATACCTGATACGTCTATATTCTCTTTTATAATACGTATATTCTTCATTTACAAAATAAATCTTTAATCAGTAATATCCAAAGACCAATTACAGTAACTATACCTGATAGAAAGAATGTGTTTACTATAATTTCTATCATTTGCTAATGTAGTGTAAAATTATTAATGCAGGTATTAATAAAATTAATGTTATTAAAAGTTGATACGATAACATATTATCTCATTGAATAATAAGTGCCAACTAATAATAAAACAGCTACTACTATAATAATAAAAGTTACCATGTTAATTACACCACGATTCTTTTGCAAGACCATAATATTCTCTTGCATATCCGTTTTTGATTAATGCAACACGTAATGATTTACCATCTATTAATACATCACCTAATACACGACCACCAAACTTATCCCAATCAGCAATGGCAACCTGTATTTTTTTACCATTGGCAATTGTAGTTTTTGTAAATTCAGTTGCAGCTAAACCCTTTGTATTTTCTTCTGTACACTTAGCACGAAATCCTTTTTCTGGTGTATCAACACCATAGACACGAATCAGTAATTCTTTTTTAAGTGGATCTGGTAGAAACTTAGCTTCAAAACCTACAGTATCACCATCTAATACTCTTGTTAATTTATAATCATACACTTTCATTTCCACTTCCTTCGCCAGCGCCAAAGATGGTAGAAACATTAATATCAATAATAATATTCTCATATATCTAATATATACTATTTAATGTGTTTTGTCAAGCAATAAATAGTACTATGAACCATATACCTACAATAGATTTCAACAGTATCTTGGTTTTTTTAAGAGCTACAGAAAAAACAAACTGGACCATTGTAAAAGTTAAAGATGATATATGTAATTTAGAGTTTGTGAATAAAATAAAAGAGGCATCAAAAACAGTTACTTTTAAAAGTAAAGATAATTCAGAATTGTATGAGGGTATTGGTATACAATATAAAGACACTGATATAACAGAAGATGAAAAAAATCATAACGTCATGGGTGTATATTCTAACATTACTTTTTTTGCACAAGAAATTGGCGACTTTGTTTCATATAGCAAAGAAGGAAAATGTTTTATAGTTAAAAGTAATCTGAAAAGAATTAAACTATCGGAAGTATCACAAGGATTACAAGACAAAGCTAAACAGTATGATACCAAAATTAACGATTCAGATATTCATCCATCAACAAGCTATGTTTTTTTAAATCAATGGGCGGGGGTTTTTAAAGATTTTATTACATATTTTTTAAATAAAAATATATTTTTACATAGAGGAAGATTATTAAATTGTAAACCAGGCAAACAACCTGGACCTATACATGTAGATAATAATGTTCGTATTCATATACCAATTTATACAAACAAAAAGTGTACAACTACTTTTTATGATAAACAAAAAAAACTTATAGGAGAATATCATTTGCCAGCTGACGGTTCTTTTTATTTATTTAATAGTTGGTTGCCTCATTGTTTTGGAAATATGGGAGATGAAGATAGATTACATGCAGTTTTTGCTTTTACGGACAAAATAATTTATTATTCAAAATCTAAACTACTATTGGCAAATGATATAAAAACTATGATGTTAAACGATTTAAATAAATTTTGATAATTATTTTGGTGTAAAAGTAATATCGTGTATATTAACATTACTCTTTAATATATAGTCTAAAACAGTTACTACATCTTCACATTTCATTTTAACTTTATCTTTATTTCTAACCATATCTGTATCTACGTAACCCGGTCTTAAATTTATAATTTTTGGATATTCATATATATTTTTTTGACAAAACTTGTCTTGTTTATGTTTATGGATAGCGTACTGTTTAATAGGCCAGTTGCCGGCCGTTGATGATACGTTTATTATTATTTTTTTCTTTGTTTTCCACAGTTTAAAAGATTCTTCTAATAAAATATTTTGACTGTCATCATGTATATGATAAGCATTGTTAACAAATATATTAGTATCTATTAATTCATTTAGAATTATTTGTCTATATGTTTCTTTTGATATATCACAAAGAGTTGATTTAGAAAATCCAATTACAATATTATTTAAATCTTTTTTAAAATATTCGTATATTGATTTACCAATACCTTTAGTGTGGCCTGTTATCACAACTTTCATAATCATATTTATCTTCTTTTAAAGTATCTTTTTAATTTCTTCATACCAATAGATACCACTCTCACGTAGTTTATCATTTGCATCACGTAATTTTTCCATACGTCTTTTAAAATAAACCAGTTGAGAACGATTTAATAAATCTTTATCCTCAACATAAGTAATAATATGGTCTATATCAGGACAAGTAAAGTCAGGTATCTTTGGTGCTTTTTTCTTTAATGTTTTTAAATTAGGTTTTTTTATTTTTTTTCTACCAAACACGTTTTTTACTACCTTTTAAAGCTAACAGCTTAAGTTTTTTTAATTGTTTTAATTTTTTTAAATAACGTTTTGTTTGACAAAAGATAGATATGTAAATATAACCTAGGCCAGCAAATATGCCGGCAAGTATGATTAGTCCTACGTATAGATTGTTCATGTACCCTTTGTTTGCAAATCAAAGGGTGCCTAGTTGACTAGGCACCTGAAATATAGATTGTTATTATTCTTCGTCTGTTTCGTCTATTTCTTCGTCCTCATCAGAGTCGGAAATATCTTCATCAGAAGAAACATTTATAGTATCTTCTAGGTCGTATAATAAATCGTCAATTTCAGATTGTTTTTCTTTTATAGCTTCAATTATATCTTCAGGAGTTTTTACTTTTTTTC